CACCACGTTCACGTGCCTGATGTTGAAGAACCGGTGGCCACTTGTTCCCGAGAAGGGTGTGAGTGTGATTAAGACGGTTCGTGCAATGTGTGCAATGATGCTCCTTCACGTGAGGAAGACTGGGACCCTGAGGTCCAAGGCAATGTGTTGAACAAAACTGAAGACCAACTTGAGAAAGAAAGTCGACAGAATGTCTGGTACAAGGCAGACATGGATATTTCTACATTCGATGTGCCTACTGCCAGTCTGAGTAATGCTCACATGTCCGATGATGATGTCAGAAACTTGTTCAGCGCCAATCTCGTGCGCCTGGACGTAAGGAATGACATGTCAGCAGTGGGCATGCGCGTATCGGGCGTTTTCCTTCGAGGCCAATATTTGCTGTTCAATCTGCATGCTTTGGCCAAGGGGAATAAGTTCCGAGTATCTATCATCGAAGCCAACACCTCGCGAGGGGTAACATCCAATCTGGACGTGTCGTTTGGTATTGATGAAGTGCGTGTACTCAAGAATCGGGACATGGCTGTCGTTCGTATCAAGAACATCCCACCTCGGAAAGACATTCTGAAGTTCTGGAACACTGGTCATACTCTTCCATCGCGACTTTTAAGTCTGCGGAGGGAGAATGATGGTGCCGTTCATCTCGGATATGTGAGCAACTGCTCGTACCAGGAGGATTTCCCGATTGAGGAGTTGGGCATCTCAGCCAAACTCTACATGGGAACGGCCAACTCAGACACCAAGAAGGGTGACTGTGGAGGACTGGGTGTGCTCAACTATGGACAGGGTCCCATTGTGATGGGTCTGCACATTTTGGGCTACCAGAAGATGGCAGCTTTCATGCATGTAACTCGTGGCGAATTGCTACCGCTGTGTAGTGACGGCGAGTTGTGCGTTCAAGGTGGCGGTCAGGCTAGAATAGCTTTGAATCCGCACACCTCTCTTCTGCCTCTCCACTTTAAGTCGGTTTTTCGTTATTTACCTGAAGGTGCTGTGCGTGTGTATGGAACCATTCCTGGTTTCCGTGCTAAACCGCGCAGTCGAGTGTGTGGGACCCCATTGCAAACCGAGATGAGAGAGCATTTCAAATGCGATCTCAACTATGGCCCCCCAGTGATGAGGGGATGGGAACCCGTGTACAACAATGCCAAGGAAATGGTGAAACCGCACACGGACATTGATCAGAGATTGCTTGATCACTGTGTTGATGCTTTCTCAAAGGACATCATCATCGGCTTAGATGCCACCCAGCCTGATTGGCGTGGGGATTTGGTGTTCCTTTCTCGCAAAGCATCTGTCAATGGGTTACCTGGAGTCAAGTTCATCGATCGCATCAACACCAGTAGTTCCATGGGTCATCCCTGGAATCGCTCAAAGAAACACTTTCTAGAGGAAGCTCGTGATGAGAAATATCCTGAAGGTGTGGATTTCAGTGAGGAGGTTTGGGCGATGGTGGATGAAATTGAGAGCAAGTACAAGGAAGGCAAGAGAGCCTATCCTGTGTTCACGGCGCATCTCAAGGACGAACCCATCTCTCTGGCAAAGATCGAGATCAAGAAGACTCGCATTTTTACGGGTGCTCCCATTGATTGGAGCCTCGTGGTGCGTAGTCGCTTGCTTTCTTTCGTCAGATTGCTTCAGAAGAACAAGGAGGTTTTTGAAGCAGCACCAGGTACGGTGGCACAATCGTCTGAATGGACTGCGATTTATCGCTATCTTACGCAGCACGGTGTGGACCAAATCATTGGTGGAGATTATGGCAAGTTTGACAAGCGCATGATCGCGGCGATGGTTCTGGCAGCTTTTGAGGTCATTACGAACATATATCGCGAGGCTGGATTCTCCCCTGAGGAGTGTTTCGAGATAATGTGTATCGGTCATGACACAGCCTTCCCAGTCACCAACATGAGTGGCGATTTAACTGAGTTTTATGGGACCAACCCATCAGGACATCCACTCACAGTGATCGTGAACTCCATCGTCAACAGTCTTTACATGCGATATGCTTACTGCAAACTGAACCCGACATCGGAAACGTGCTGGGATTTCAAGACTTTTGTCAGTTTGATGACGTATGGTGATGACAATGGTATGGGAGTTTCGAAGCTCATCCGGTGGTTTAACCACACCGCGATCCAGAAGGAGTTGGCCAAGATTGGTGTTGAGTACACCATGGCCGACAAAACGGCTGAATCGGTCCCTTATATTCACATTCGGGATTTTTCATTTCTCAAGCGTAAGTGGCGGTATGAGCCCCAGTTGGGGTTTTATGCCTGCCCTCTTGAGGAAGATTCGATTCACAAATCCCTGACCATGTGGGTTCCCTCGTCGAGCCCGCTTATGGATAAGTACAAGCAAATGGTTGCCGTTGTTTCGGCAGCCAACAGCGAGTACTTTTTCCATGGCCAGGAAGTCTTTGAGAAGCATCACGCTTTTTTCAAGGAAGTGCTTAGTGAAGAGCCATACTGTCTTTACGTCACTGAAGCGACGCTCCCTGGGTGGGAGACTCTCTGTGAGAGATTCAGGGACGCATCCAGTGAATTTGAAGACATTAAACCCGAGTTCCCACCAGCGACAGTAGGCGTCGGCGCGTCTGCTGTTGTCAATTCAATCGTCTAACAATACAACAATGGAAACGGGTGTTTCCGGCTCCCAATCAGCCGGACCGTCGCAGGGTGGAGTGAATCACGCTGCGAGGGATGAAAATTCACAAAACAACGTTGTCGAGACAACATCGTTCATCGAGGAGCCACAAGAGTACGTGGTCGCACAAGATACGACCAACTCTATAGCCGATGTGGATGATACACCAGATTTAGCTCTGGGCGATTTTTTGTCCCGACCCCTCACGATCAGCTCATTCAATTGGGCTACTACAGATCCTGTGGGTGTTCTGCAATCACTAGATCCATGGCAACTGTTCATCAACAACGATGTGGTTAAGCGTAAATTAAACAATTATGCTTTCCTGAGGGCGAAATTGCACGTGAAAGTTATCATTAATGCGACGCCATTTCAATATGGTATGTTGCGTTGTGTGTACAATCCGTTATTTAAATTGACCCCCGACCGCATTCGTATAACTGCGGGAGCTGAACAGATGGCACTCACGCCATTCTCCCAATTGCCAGGGTTCTATGTTGAACCGCAGACAAATATGGGTGGACAGATTGAATGTCCATTCATTCGACACACGAACTGGCTCGACATCACCAGTAATTCGGATGTGACCAATATGGGTACCATTCGTTTCGTTGTGTTTACCCCTCTTCAGGTGGCTTTACCGACAGTACCCACATCAATTAGTGTACGTGTGGTTGCATGGATGACCGATGTGAAGGTCATGGCGACTACGCGAAAGCTAGTACTGCAGGCGGACGAATATGAGGAGACTAACGGAGCGATTTCGCGACCAGCAACTGCTGTAGCAAATTTTGCCTCGTACTTGACTCATGTCCCGGTTATAGGGCGCTTTGCCCGAGCCACTCAGATTGGTGCATCTGCCGTAGCGAAAGTAGCTGCGATCTTTGGGTTTACAAATGTACCCAATATTTCAGATGTAGCACCGATCTACCAAATGTCGGCCCCTCATCTGGCCACGGCGGAGATTTCCGTTCCGTACCAGAAGCTTGCTTTGGATCCGAAGACTGAACTCAGTATCGATCCTCATCCACACACAGGTGGCTCTGAGGACGAGCTCGCAATATCTTATATTAAGAAGCGAGAGTCGTATTTCGGATCAACAAGTTGGTCGACATCAGATTCTATTGGAACTCAGGTTTTCAACGTCAGAGTGAATCCCGTCGTGTTGAACTCGCTGGCTTTGGCCAACGGTGAAACTACAGTGGGATATCGCTACTATAATACATGGTTGTCACACTTGTCAAACATGTTTGAGAACTGGCGGGGAAGCATTAAGATCCGTATGAAGGTGGTACGAACGAAGTATCATCGAGGACGCCTGAAGATTCAGTGGGATCCTCTCTTCAATATCACAACCGATGAACCCACCTTAAATGAGGTGTATACAAAGATTATTGATATTGGAGATGAAGATGACGTCACTTTCACAATTCCGTACCATCAGGCACGGGCGTGGTTGACTGTCCACAAGAACTCTACGTCTCTGAACTGGAGTCCTGGGAACAATCTTGCTCCCAACTCAGAAGTTCATAACGGCGTGATGACAGTGCGTGTGTATAACACTCTGGAGGCACCGAATGCAGGTTCCATCAGTCTACTGTTTTACATCAGCGCTGGGGACGATTTTGAGTTCAACAATCCTTCTGGCTTTATCACACCGGGTACGGTGGGAGCTGATATCCCTGTTCCCTCAATGTTTGCTTTGCAATCAGAGGAAGTCATGGGCGAGCTCTCCAAACCTTCTCCGGATAGGTATGGTCAGAATTATGGTGAAGCTGTTCTTTCTTTGCGGAAAGTCGCTCGACGAGCTGTTATTTTAGATACAGTCCAACTTCCACCTGGGAATCCCAATGCCACCAATGTTTATCGCAAAGGTGTGATTCGGATGCCCTACTGTCCAGGTTACAATACCAGCTATACAACATCAGCTGCAAGAGTTATTGGTGCCGGTAACACCGGTTATGCCTTTAACACTATGCATCCCCTGTTGTGGATTGCAAGTATGTACTTAGGATATCGTGGAGGTGTAAATTGCACTATGACAGTTAATAGTCCCAAGGTCAAATCGGATGACATTCGTGTTGTCCGAGTTACAGACACGGCGGGAGTTACGTCGAGTAACCGCTTTATCCAGTTGGCTACCAGTATTCCAGGTGCAGCTTCAGTTTCGACTAAGATGCACGAGTTGAATATTAACTGGTTTCAGCGATCTGGAGCTGCCGGTTATGCCTTGACCTCCGCAAGTGCTTCGCCATCACTGCAGTTCACGCTGCCTCACATCAGTTCACGGAATTTTTCTCTGTACAATCCAAACTGGTTCATCACTGGTAACTCTAATGATGGAACTGATGTTGAAGGCGTGACTGCTTCAATCATTGTTGCCAACACAGGTGCCGATGATGAAGTGGGTTATACCACTCTGCAAACTGCCCTTGCCGCTGGAAGCGACTGGACATGTTTGTACCTACTGTGTACGCCGACCATTGACGGATTGGTGGGTTTTGGTACCCCCGCCGCCTAGGTTATGTACGTGCACATCGAACAAATGAAACAAAGAGACCGTTGCAGTCGGTCCGCCCTGTAAGTTCGAGCAGGGATTACTCCACAAAGCGTGGTTTGCAAACGACTTCAAGAGTTTTGTAGTTGTGGTGCAAACCACAACGAAATTTTGCTCGGAAGAAATTGCAACCTTTTACGCTTTGGTGTGATGAAATTGCA